ACATGTTCTACCACCATTATAGTATACTCTTGATTTGATAGTGCATCTAAATATGCTTTCTCTTTCTTTTTATTAAACATAATTATATTTTAGTTCTTTATTAGTTTGTTTTAATTCTTTGATTTCTCTTTTTAGTTTAAACATTTCAGTTTTAATATCTTCTATTTCTTCTTTTTTAGAGTTTATATTATCTCTAAGAACATTGTTAGATATTAATAACCTGTGTACTATGTCTGCGTGTTTGTCTTTATCATCTAAGTATGACCTAGCAAACGAGCTTGCAACAGCATATGCATTAAAATAATCTTTGTATATCTTGCTTAACTTATCATATTCTTTGACGTGATATATAACAGAAGAATGGTCTCTGTTAATTAACTTGCCACAATTATCTAAGCCTAAATCAAATACACGTCTTAATACATTTGATACTATTAATCTGTGAAATACTAGCTCACGCTTTCTGCTTCTAGACATAAACTCTTTCTTAGTTATTTTATGTTTAACTAAATAATCTTCTATAAAATTTTTTGCTTGTTTCATTATAATACTTTTATAATTACACCTGGGTTAGCTTTATCGTATGTATATGGCTCGAATGATGGTATTATGTTTTCACAGTTATCATCTTCTAACCAACCATACTTAACCATTAGGTCTTGAACAGTTTGACACGGGTTTATGTAATCAAACTTATGTTTAGATCCCCTAACAAATGTAAATGATATTTTATAGGGGGCTGTCTTACCCTCCAACAAAGACTTAAACTTCTCCTTGTTCGATAAGTAATCAGCTTTTGTAGACTTGATGTATTTCATCACAGTCTTAGAATGGATAAGCATTTTGCCCGTCCATCTCTTACCGTTTTTGCTAGAGGGTACATTACCCCCTATAAATATCTGGTTCATAATTTAAAATTTAAAATGGTAAGTCTGCATCTTCATGCGACTGAGAAACCACTTGAGGTTCTACGTCCATTTTGTTTAATGAAGATAATAAATTCATATCATCTTGCGATAATGTTTTATTGTACTTAGAATCATAGGTCAACTTTTTACCCATAGCAGAAGACCACAGGTATTTAACTGCTGTTTTCTTTTCTGGTTGTTTAGTATCTCTATTCTTACCAATGTATTCTTCAGAAACAAAAGCACATTGTACTCTTTTGTTAATTGCTGCTTTACAAGCTATAGCGTCTGTAGTAAATTCTTTTACTCCACAGTTCATAAGAAAATCTTTAAGCTGTTTCTTTTTCCAGTCTTTAGACTTAGAGCTGTCAGTTTGTTTAACTACCCAAAATCTAGCGCTAGCTTGTTTGCCACACTCTGTTAGCATATAAAACTCTATAAATGGTGAACCACCATATCCTTCTATTTCTGTAGAGTTTTTAACACCTGTAACAGTACAGACGTAGCCGCCTGGTGTTACTCTGTCTGGGTACTTACCATCTTTCTTAAAGTTAGTGTTCCCTCCTTTAAATTCTGCTAAATTAAAAGCTTCCATTTGAATCATAATTTTAGTTTTAAATATTAAATAATTACTTTTTCCAGTTAAATCTTACTTTACCATTTTGGTCTTTGGCAGCTAACTGGATTAAACTGCCTTTATCATCGCGCTTTGCGCCCCAAGTCCACTCTTTGAGTTTTAATCCCCAAGTAGCTTTAGCACGACCTCCTACCTCTTGGTATTCGCCCTGCTCTAGTTTGACTTGTATTAAAGGAAAGTCGTACAACTCACGACCTATACCCCAATTAAAGCATGCACGCTTGAATGCATCTGAAGCTTGACCTTTCTCAGCCTCAGTGTTAGACTCTGTACCTACGTCTTGTTTACTAACCCACTGATTAGTAGTCGGGTTATATACAGACACAGTACAGTAAAGTCTACCGTCTTTTACCTCGTAGCTTTTGCTCCAGTTCTCTGGGCCTACAACTGCGTCTAAGACATTCATATCATATCTTGCGTCTTTGTAAGCTAAGATTGTAGCATAGCCACCCTTGTTAATTGATTGTACTCTGAAGTCTATCTGCTCCATTTCCACTGGTTGATTTAATTTTTTAAAATCCATAGTTTTACTTTTTTCTTGTTTCATATCGTTTTATATCTCTGTTAAGCTTTTTTAGTGTTGCTACTGCCAAAACTATCTTAATGAATCTTCTTATAAGTATTGGTGATTTACTTGTAATAAGTATAAATCCTATTTCTTTGAAGACTCTATGTAAGATTGATTTGATTGTAGCTTTACTGAAGCCAGTACGTTCAGATACTCTACTTATGATACGTTCATAATTAGACATAAATTCTCTTTTTGCTACGCTAAAGTAATATTAATTTTTTACTTTTTACGCATATTTTTAATTTTTATTAACAAAAATCCTAACCCAGTTATAGCTATAAATGGTATAAGTTTTATTGATAATATTGCTGTAAAAATTAAGGCTAGCATTCCAATAAATGCCCACCCTACAATATCTATTTCGTTCATATTCTTGACATAAATTTAGTTCGACTTGCGTCAAAGTTCATATTAATTTCTCCTACACCTATATTACGACCTTTAGCAAATATAATCTGCGCTAGGCCAGCAGAATCAGTGCCGTCTTCGAGTGAGGGGATGTTGTAGTATTCAGGTCTATATAGTAGACAGACTATATCCGCTGCTTGCTCGATTTCACCTGACTCTCTAAGGTCAGACATAGTAGGTTTAGGATTGCCTCTAAATGATACACCTCTGTTTAGCTGTGATAAAGCTATAACAGATATGTTAAGTTCTTTTGCAAGGTTTTTAAGCGTCCTTGCAACCATTGAGACTTCTTGTTCTCGAGTTCCGTTTTTCTTTCCTTCAACGGAGACGAGTTGGAGGTAGTCGATAAGTACAACCTCAACATTGTCATTAATAGCATATTTTCTAATTTTAGATGTTAAATAGTTTAGTGATGTTCTTTTACAATCGTCTATTCTAAGAGGTAAACTTTCTATTACGCCTATAGCTTTGTTAACTAATGCTAACTGCTCTTTATCTATTGCGCCTTGATTAAGCTCTCTTAGAGATACACCAGACTCTACACTAATAAGTCTTTGTAGTAACTGTGGGGCAGACATCTCGTAACTAAATATAGCTACAGGATGTTTAGTTTTAACAGCATTGTACGCAACATTTAAGGCAAAACTTGTTTTACCCATAGAAGATGCTGCGCCAATAATTGTTAAGTCTGTAGGTTGCCAACCATTTGTAAAGTTATCTAGGCACGAGTAACCAGTGGTTACGCCAGTGATACCATCAGTAGCCATACGGGTCGTCAAAGTCTGATAGTAATCGCCAAGTTGAGACACGATTGTTTCGTTATCACTTGCGCTATCAGCTGATATAATGTTTATACCCTTTTTAAGTGCTTCTGATATATTATCTAGATGTTCTCTATTTTGCATAAGGTTATTTATTTCAAGTAAAACACTACCCATAGATTCATATTTACTATTGTAAACCATATCGTCTATAACTTGGTCTAGTTGAAAGTTAGAATAACCATACTTCTCACAGTCAAATAACACGCCCAGAACTACTTTATCCATTCCTAATTGTTTACCAAGTGTTACCAGGTCTATTGCTTTATCAGACTTGTAGACTTTTTTAATTGCATTCCATATCATATTATGATTTGGATCTTGCAATCTAATTTTGTTTAATCTATCTTCGTGTAAAGCATATGTTTCTGGACTTACTAGTATTCTGCCAATAAGAAACTTTTCTTGTTCTGTGTTCATAGTTTATTAATTTGTATATTCAACTTCAGTGTATGTATACGGCTCTATTTCTTTACATTTAGGACAGTAATGATCATTTTCTTTTTCATCATACTTTTGATCTACATCACAGCATTCTGTTTTGTAAACAACACGACCATCTCTATTATATTCATGTCCATCAACGCAACCAAACATACCAGCATACCCGCCTTCTTCTTCCCATTCATTTTCAAAATCTAAATTAGAAAATTGTTCTATTAAATGGTT